AGAGATTTCAACACTCTTATGGAACCCTACATGGGTAAGATGTCCGTAGCCAAGCGTCAGGAGCTTCGTAAGGTTCTTGATGATGAATACAAGAAGCTTGAAGAGGATGTTCTAACTGGTCGTACTGGTCTTCTAGACCACAATAAGAGGATCGTCGACCTAGCCAAGCAGGGTGATGCCTATGCTGTAATGCAGCAGTCCACTGTGGCTCGTACTGCTGGTGCTCTTGATGCTATTAGCAGAGATGCGGCTAATACGTTTATTGGTCAAAAACAAGGTAAATTAAGTAATGAAGTAAGTGAACTTCAGCTTGATCAGATTGGTATAAAGGCAGTACAAGGTAAACCTCTTGGTACTTCTATTAGTGAAGAAACCCGAACTGCCGATCCTAAGCAGAAAGCTGAGGTGGCCAACGCCTCAATCAATGGTGTTAAGAACATGATTCTTGACCCTAAGACTAGCCCAGAGTCTATTCGTCAACTTACCTCTAGCTTGTTTGCTGAGGGTAACATGGACATGCTTAACAAGCACTTCTCACCTAACAGCAGGACTAGAGTCTTTACGGCCCTAGCTTCCCCTGCTATGACACAGAGAATGGTTGAGGTCGGTAAGACTAATCCTAAGGCTCTGGAAGACTACAAGAACTGGGTTATTACTAACTTTAGGTCAGTTATGGATGTCCATGTTGATAACCTAAAAAATCAATTTTCTGGTGATTTTAGTGTTGGTGCTCAGCAGAAGAATCCTCTAGTTATTGGGTTTGATGGTCAAAGGTTTACTGTAGCAGCTAACCCAGAGAAAGCCCGGATTGGTGCTTCTGGTAGGTTAGTGTCTTCTGCTGGTTTAGGTTCAGCTGCTGTAAGTACTAGTATGCGTTACTCAATTGAAGCAGTAAATGACATTAACAAAGCTCTAGAAGCTATTGAACCAGTCCTAGCTCTTTCTAAAGACAAAGAAAGTTTTACTAAATCTTTAGACACTATTTTTATGTCTATTGGTGTAGGTGGTGCTCAACGTTCTGATCTACAAGAAGTTGTAAAAGCTTACCAGCAATACAAACTAAGTGAAGAACAATCTCAAGGCGTCGCTAAAAAGAAACCATCTATAGTTCCTGACAAAGATAAACCTGTAGTTGATAACCCAAGACAATTAACACCTTCTGATCCAAATGCTATGGCTTCTGATGAAGAACTACCACCTTCTGAGCCACTGGCTTTTGAGAATCAGGTAGTTGACGGAGAGACTGTAAAGACAGTACCAATAGTAGAAACACCCAGAGGTGGTGAAGACAGAGTTCTTCCTGCTGAGCGTAATGCTGCACAGGGCACAGTTATTAAGACTGCTACTCAAGCCCCTGCCCCCGGTAGGTCTTCAGCACCAGAAATGGTCCGGTCTAACCCACTAAATCTACAGGTACAAACAGAAGCAGAAGCTAACGCTAATCCTATGGTAGCCGGGTTTATTGCTCCTACAGACGGTTCGTATAGCCCTAATGCTGTTCCCGCTACACAATCTGGTTCTGTTGCTCCTGTAGCTGCTGGTGGTCCACTAGACCTTACTAGGTACTACCAAAAGACTATGAGTGCCGAAAGTTCTGGTAACCCAAATGCTAGGGCTAAAACTTCTTCAGCTACCGGGTTATTTCAGTTTGTTGATAGAACTTGGAAAGGACTGATGAAAAGGTATCCTCAGCTTGGTCTAACACCAGAAGGAAGAACTGATCCAGCACAACAGAAAAGAGCTATGGAAGTTTTTACACAAGAAAACATTAAGTCCCTTAAGTCTGCTGGTCTTCCAGTGACCAATGGTACACTGTACCTAGCCCACTTTGCCGGTGATGGAGGTGCTAAAGCAGTTCTTCGTGCAGATTCTAAAACTCCTGTAGAAAAAATTCTAAAACCTGAAGCTATTGAGGCTAACGAATTTTTAAGAGGAAAGACTGCTGGTTGGCTTATTAGATGGGCTGAAAGGAAGATGGCCTAAAGACTAAAGACAAAAAGAAACCCCCAAGGAGAAATCCAAGGGGGTTTTTCTTTGCTTTAATTTGTTGGGATAACGTGTTCTTCACAAGTGAAACCTTGTTTGTACGGTAGCCTAGAATTATTTAGGTCTTTAGATTCAGTTACCATGAACTCAATACCAGTACGAACACACTCGTCTAAACTGGGCATTCGTATTGTTTGCATCTGTGGTGAACCATTACTAACCATTAGAATCACTGTCAGGTATACTGCTTTGATCACTTAGTTTTTTCCTTCTAATTAGTTCTCTTTCAGCAAAAAAGACAATTTTATTTAGGTCGTATTCGGGACTAGTTCCTTCTTTATCCCCTAAACGGTAAGCAGCTTTAAAGATGTTAGCTACAGCAAAATTCATATTTTTATACTCAATTAAATCTTGTAACTCTTTAGAACCTTCTGGAAGCTCGTAATATCTGGTGGACCAACCATCACTTTTTATACCTTTGGTAGAATCTTTGCTTGTCATCTTTGGTCGTTCTCATAATCATTAGACATTTTTAATCAACTCTTTGTCTAAATCAACACCAACTCTTTTTGCTACTTCTCTTAGAAATTGCATTTTGTCTTCAATTTCACAGTCAGGTTCGTTGTTTTCTTGGTCATACTTTTTTGCTCTTTTTAAAAGCTTCATCATTTCATCAACAGTTTTTTTCAAAGAATCAAATTCTTCTCTTGTTGGGCCGGGTATGGTAATTTGTTTAACAACCCAAGGATGAATTTCTGGTACTCTTTCTCTATAGTGGTCACCAATCATAGAAACAACACACATTTTATGTCCTTTAAGTTACATCCAAAATTTCACAGAAGTGAGTAAATAAATTTCTCTTCAAGACCCACAATAACCTCCTGAAGTAATATCACAAACATCGTTCATTTCTACGTGCTCAGTTCCCAAAGTTTCAATAGCTTCTTTGTAAGAAATTGGGGTTAAAGGTTGACCACCACGCGCTCCATCAGGGTAACACGTAAACCCACGAAGCCTAGGTGCATACTTAGCTAATACAGAGGTAAAGTGGTCTACCTTATCTTCATTGTTAAGATCAGTTCCCCAAGCTGGTAAGTTAATTGTACTAGAGATAGACATATCAACGTAGTCTTGTACGTCTGCTTGAAACTTAATACGCCTTTCGTAGTCTGCTGCTAGATCAATAGCACTTTCTACTTTGTCTGGGTCAACACCTGTACTCTGAATAATTTGTTGAGCAGCATGGTCTACATAGTTTTGATAGTGCCACTTAGTTCCTTTTAGGTATCGGCGCTTATAAGCCACTGCATATACTGGTTCAATACCTGTAGTAGTCCCTGCAAGAATACCAATAGTTCCAGTTGGTGCAATAGCTCTGTTAGCTACTGGTCTAGAAATACCTAGCCTATCTGATTCTGTTTTTGATACATGATCGCTAACACCTTTGTAAACAGACATCCAGTTACGAAGGTCATCGTTCATTTCGTATTTGTGACCTCGTTGAAGAAGCCACTCGTGTACACCCATAATACCTAAACCTAGTCGGCGGTTTTTCTCTCTTGTTTGGTAGACCTTTTCATAGGGAAGGTCAGCTTTGAGTGTACCAATAAGAAGAAATTCTGTGGCTAAAGCTACAGCAGAAGCAAATTCTTCTACAGTCTCAATTCGTGAAAGATTGATACTACCAAGATTACATACGTCTGAGTCATCACTAGAGGTTACTTCAGTACATGCGTTACGAAGAGTTTCGTTTTCTTTATCAAAGAAGTTAAAGCTAAACCCCGGCTCACCCGTCTTCATGGCCTGAGTTACATTTTTCTTAAATGTGTCACCAGAATCGTTTGTTTTCATATAGTTTAGTAACCACTTGGTATCGTAGTTTACCGAGATATTTGTCATATCTAGTGGTGCTGGGAAATCAAAATCTTGTTCTTTAATATCTTTTAAGGTTAACCCAGTGTTGCCTACTTTTAAAGCATCCCAATCCTTAACATTAAGAAAAGTTTGAATGTCCTTATGTTGCCAATTAAGTGAGGCGTAGATAGCGGACCTCCGAGAACCCCCTTGCATAACTCTTCGACCAATCTCATTGATCATCATCATCTTTGGAATAGGCCCGGACGCAAAACCACCTGTACGGGAAATAATTGCCCCGGATGGTCTATAAACAGAGTAGTCAACACCGATACCACCACCAGTCATAAGACAAGATTCAGATTTCCAAGACAGATTTGCCCAGTCTTCTCTTGTGTCTTCTTCTGCTTTTAGAAGATAGCAGTTGTTAAAAAATGCCTTGTCTCTTCCTGCATAGTAAAGATACCGACCACCGGGAATAAACTTCATGTCTCGGATAAGCTCAAAAAGCATCTGTCTTTTGTCTTTGGCCATATGGTCTTTACAGACATGCTCAACAAGAGTCTTGGACAATTCTTCCCAAGATTCTGCACCTTGGTGACGATACTTTGAATTGAAAATTGTTTCAGAAAGTTGATTCCGAAACATTGGGTTTACATTTGATTTAAAAAAAGTCACACTAAGTCCTTAATTATTACTGTAAATAGGAAGGGATACTTTACTAAAATTTTCTAAAGCTTCTTTTGCCTCTTCAATAGTTTCGTATCTACGCATTTCCTCCCAAGTAAAATAGTCTATAAATAACCCTCTAGTTTTTCTTTTTGAAAAAACTGCATAAGGAAAAATAGTGGAACGAGAAAAATCAATTTTATAACTTGGGTCAGTTTCTTTTGCTAAATTATTAGACATTAAACTTTTTAACCTTTTTCTTTAATCTTGATTCTTGTTTAAAATATTCAATCCAGCTAATAATAACTGAAAACCAACTCATTATACTAGGCCCTTAAGGTTAGGTTCTTTGTAGTTTGGTCCCTTGGACACCTTACCGTCTTCCCGGTAGATAGGTTTACCATCAGCGCCAAGCTTAGACATATTGGAGCGGTGTACTCTCATAAACGCTTCTTCAATAGGTAGGTTATAGGTTACACAGAAGCCAAAGACAACATATAGAAGGTCTGCTGTTTCCTTTAGAATGTTCCGTCTAATGGTATCTGGAATTAAGACACCATTCATAATGTACTCATCAGCCTTGGTAAACTCTTGGCCAAGCTCCCTAAACTCTTCAGCGATAAGCCTCCATCGTAGCCAAAACTCATTAGCATCTGGTTGAGCAAGGTCACGTTCAGTAGGGTGTTTGAAAGCCTTGTGAAACTCGTAGACTTTATCGTAAAAATTAGGATTGGTGTCTTCCATAAACATCTCTAGTTGTTCCGGTTGTTTAAACCGTTCAAAAGCTTCAATATCGTGTTCGTTAATCATTTGTTAACCTTTCATTTAATTGAAAAATTACAACTGGTGTTCCATTATTTGAAAAAGCTGAATAAAGAATAAATTCTCCAACTTTTACATTACTTAAAGTTGCAATGTTAAAAGTATCATCGTTATTATTTTTTGCACGAAAACTAAATTGTAAAATATCTTTTTTCCTATGTTTAATTGTTAGGTTTAGGTTATCTTCTTTGATTAGATTGTTCAATAGTGATTCTAGTTCTTTTGCTGGAAAGGAATTAATCTTCACTGCCGTCTCTTTTAGGTTGCTTTCTACGGTTAACACCTTTAGGAACTACTCTGACCTTGTTATTGTTAAGTTTACCTTTTCGATTAGCCCCAATGTGGTCAACTTCCTTGTTGTCACCCTTACGAACCTTACCGGCCTTCATAGCCTCTCGTCTGGCTGCGTTACGCTGTGCCCTACGTTTCTTTTGTTCTTCACTTTTATGATATTTATCATACTCGTCACGATAATTGCGTTCAGCCATTTTTTAAGTACCTCACTATTTTCTGAAACTCTTCTAAAGTTCCGTTTTTTAGTAAATCATTTGCTCTCCAAGACACAACAACTACATTTTCTTTAGTGTACCCTTTTGAGGGATTAATTCTGTGTAAGGAAGGTGAATTAGGTGACTTACCTTTGCCTGCTTGAAGAAAAATTGGAATACTCAAAATTGGGCAAATTTCAGGGACAACTAAATCTTCCGAATTTAAATTAAACTCTAAGTTTTTTCTTTTTGATCGGGATTTAGCACTACTAAGTAGGTATGGTATTGGGTTTTTTGTTCTAAATCTTAAATTATAGGCTGTGTAGTAATCACCCAATTCTTGTTTTTTCTTTTGTCTGTATTGTTTATTATATTCGGATCGCCCTAACCTATAGGCGTAGTCACGTGCCATTAGACCAAGTTTCCTTAGCTGAGATAATTGGATAAACACCATCGTCTGAATAAGTAATCTCAATATTAGGTGAAAAACCTTTATACTCTTTATTTTTAAAAACGTCAATCATAATTTCTGGTTCACCAACTTGTTTTAACCATCCGTCGTCGTATGAATCATACAAATCCTGAAGTTGTTTAATTAGGTCTTTGAGTAGCATTAGTTAATGCCTCCCAAGAATGGGGAAATAAAGGTTTAATAATGTCAGACCACATTTCAGCTAACTCACTGATTTCAGCTTGTGAGTTTTTATCTGAACGTAACTTATAAGCCCTAGCCCAAGCTGCAAGTGAACCAGTAACGTAGTAGGAGGTATACATAGATTGTGGAAGAACCATACGAGCCTGTTCGGGTGCCACACCAGATTTTAACATTGATACGTAAGCATCGTAACAAGTATTTAAAGCATTTTGATAAACATCTGTTGAATAAGCCTCGCTATTATGTGGAATTACTCTAACAAAACCTAATTTAACTTCTTCATCACTAGAGCCTTGCTTTTTGTTCTCAGCCCGCTTACGCCACTTAGTTGGAATAAAAAACTCAGGTTCATCATCTACATACCTACGAGATACTTCGTTGTAGGTAAATCCAACAGTGTGTTTGAACCTCTGGCGGGCTACAAAGATCGGTACTGTCTCACGCATAGTAATCATAGCGTGACTGAATGGCGTCCAATGGTTGTGCTTGGCTAGGTAGTTAACAAGTTTCTTGTCTTTATCAGGAAGAACTAAAGAAACTGGTGGAATACGTTTTGGTTCTTCGTTATTAGAAAAAGACCATCCTGAAACTTCTTCCCAGTCAGACTCTTTATCAAAGGAGACCCTAGCTGCATTAACAACTGTTAAATCATCCCCCATATGGTCAATAAGCTCAGCTTTCATTAGTCGCTACCTAATAGGAGTTCAAGCTTTAGACCATGTACTTCATCGTCTTCTACAAAAGAAATAATTAACTTATCAAATTCTAGCTTGTATGGGGCATCACGAAGATACTTGGTAAGAGCCTCAACAATGTGGTCTTCTGATAGAATCTGAAATACATTAGCCTTCGTCATCAGTAAATTCCTCTAGGTTTGTAGGACGGATTTTCTTCTCACGATGTTTCTTTTCGTCGATAACTCTCATACGAAACTCACCAACTCGGTTTTCCATAAAGTACTTCTTATGCTTATCCTGTAGGTTTTTAATTCTACGTTCAAGTGCTTTTTGTTTACTCGTCTTCATCGTCCGAGTCATCCGCGTATTCCTCTAATCTTTCTAGATCAACCTCACCAATCTCGTATAGTTTAATTAGTGCGTCATACGGATCAATCTCCAACATCAGAAAGACTTCTTCAAGATCATAATTACTTAGCAGTTTCTTAAGGAGGTTACTTGTCATATTCTTTTCTTAGTTGGTCGATAGAAACAAACTGAGGATCAAACACACCGTCCTCTACGTTTCTAGCAATTACAACCCCTCTCCACCAAAGCTTGTTGATGTTACCAGCCCAAGGTGAGTCATAGTCTTGGTAAACACCAGCCACTACACAAACTGTCTTATTACCATCAATGTTAGTATGGATGTTAACGTCAGCAGTATGGATGTGGCCACAAACCGACGATTTACCGTTAGCCGCCCGGATAGCATAAGCTGGCTTAACACCGCCGATAGGACGCCCCATAATACCAGAAATAAAATAATGAGCATAATAAATTCCATCTACTTCAATTATTCCGGGGGTTCCCCCTTCATATCTAACGACTTCGTCGTAGTACTTTTCGAGTTGGTAATCAGAGAAGCCGATTGTGCCCTGAAGTTCGGGTGATAAATCCAGTGCCCTTTCGATCCTATGTTCATGGTTTCCTTCCAAGTAAATTGATCTAGGTAGTTTTTTCTTGGCTCGTTTAATTGGATACCATGTTCTGTCTTGGAAGTCGTTCCCGGATTGAATGTCAAGAGCATATGACCGTCCTGCAAAGGCTCTTTTACCTTTGTCGTACGTCGATAGAGAAGCCATGTCGTAACCGTCGCCCAAGTTAACGACAACATCAGGCCGAAGGTCAAGAATAAGTTTACCAAGGTAATCTGCTCGATCATTGTTAAAGTCCGGGTGAGCGTGAGCGTCGGGAATAATCAGATGGGTCTTACTCATTCAAACAATTCCTTTGGTAGGGATTTAACAGAGTAAGAGATACCGTGCTTGGTACACCAATCTGAGTACTTGTATTTAGAACCTTTGTAGATAGCGTTGTCTCGTTCAAACACAATGTGGTACTTGTAATCAGGGTACTGTTGAGTAAAAGCTAAAACCTTCTTACGGTCTTCGTCTCTGAAGTAACCCTTACCTTCTACAATAACCTTACCGACTTTAGTTTCAGCAATAAAGTCTGGTTTGTAAGTTACGTCAACCTTAACATTGAAAGTCTCTGGTTCGTACTTGTAGTCAAATTTCATCTCATTACTGAGTGAGTGAAAGGCTTTGTCTAGTACACGTTCAAATGAATTACGTGGTGTTGGTTCTTTTTTCTTTTTGTTCTTACTCATTTAACTTCAGGAACCTTTGGTGTGTTAACAACTTTAGTTAAAAATACAGGACCACTGTAGTAGATAAAGGTTCGTAGGCCTGGCCAGCACTTAGCTTTAAATGAACAATACGAACAATTAACACCAAGTTTTTCGTTTCCGGATTTGCCTTCTGGCTCTGCTTTAAACACTCTAGGTGGGGGTGTCGGAGATTTTAGTATCTCTTGCTTATCTGAGATAAACTTTTGCCAGTCGCGTTTGATGAT